TTGTTTTTATATAAGTTATATATTTTTTTCTGTATGTTGTTTTTTGAAAAGGTGGATTTTTTATAGGAATATTTTTTCATAATTCATTAGAACGACGAACCACTAGGGTGTTCGTCTACTTTAGATAGTCTAATAAATATTATTGTCTATATGTATATCATTATCTTACATGAAATGTAAAATTATCGAAATTTTAACGATTAAAATATTTTAAAAAAAGTTGTTAAAATAGACAAAAGGAGTTTTAGAATATAATATATACATTATAAGTGGTCTTTTTGACTTTTTCAACGCCACCAGTACTACTAAAAATGACTGTAATGAAAAAGGTGTCTAGGTCTAACAACCGATGTCAAGTATCTTAACGTAGTAGCCTTCTAAGAAAAGGAGTTAAGATGTAAATAGTGATGAGAATTCACGGTGATAAAATCCAGGCTCTGTCTAACCTGACAACCTGGCCATCATACAAGTAGAAATACTAAAAAGCCGTGATAACCCAGTGAACTTTATATGGTAACAGTATAAAGGTGATGGAACCAAGAATGTAGTGAGGTCTTGGTGAGGTGCTCAGAGCTAGACACAGAGGTGACTTTGTGTAAATCTATCAAAAGGTTTTAAACAACTAATGATGGATAAAGGACTCACTATGCAAATTAACTAATATGTTTATCAACAATAGCCTTTAAACCAAATCTAGTTTTAAGTACTTTAATAATTGGTTTTGGTAGCCATTCTAATTCACCTAAGTTTTCAAGTAATGATATAAAGTATGTTGAATAGAATCCACCTATAACCAAACCAGGAAGAAAAGTAAATAGGATACTTTGTTTTGACATCCACCAACTAAGACTTAATACTAACGTCGTGGCAACAAAGTAAATAGGCATTCGATATAACTTATACGAAACAAAAGATTTTGTTTTAATCGACTTGATAATACCTGTAATCCAATCTATTAACATTAAAAGCCAAAGTATATAAACAGTTTCTGCACTTTCATAAATACAACCTGTAATAATACCACCTAAAGCAAAGATAAATGATGGCCATATAGTTAAATTAAACCATTTTAAACCAAATAAAGAGGTTATAAAATCATTCATAGAATGGAATCCAAAAAAACTATTATGTGTCATTTTTAGTTGGTTTATTTTCTTTTTCACAAGTATTCTCTTTGACTTCTTTTTTATCAGATGTCAATTCTAAATACTTTAAAATCTTTTCTATGTTTTTCTTACTTATCTTTCTTTTCATAATTAACAACCATAGATGTTTATTCTATTACAACAATTGCAACGAATTCCTTTACCACAAAAACAAGAGCAACCACCACGTCTACCTAGATATATTCCACCAAAATAATTATCCCACTTTGGTTTAATTGAAAGTAAGTTTTGTGATGGATTAAAATACTCAGGAAACTCTAATTGATTATTTACGATATATTCTCTGATTCTAGTTGAATAGAACTCAGCTGAATTTCTTACTTGTTCGCGTAACCAAATAATATTCTCTAAAGCTGTTGGATTAGAATTATCACTATTCTTTTCACTAACTGCCTTATTAGTCATTCTAAAGTTTAAAAAAGGCATTGCATGATATACAACCCATTCTGCTTGACAACGTTGTATATAATCAGTTAATAGAGTTAAATAGTAACCTGTTGGACTACCACTATTAACTATATCATTCATTAATCTAACATATAGTGTATTACCTATAACCTGTTGAATGTTCAAGTCTTGAGCTTGAATAATATATTTATTAAGTAGGTCTGGGTCTACGTTATCATCTATAACTGTGTATTTGAATAAATATTCAGTAGATATAAATTTAGCGAAAGCCATAGTATTTTATTTATTTTTTACCAATTTTGTTGCTTCATCTTCACTATAACCAACTAATATTAACATATTAATCTTTTGTTCATCTGCTAGTGGAGACTGCAATATATTTAACATATCTTGTACAACTGGTTGCCAAGTCATTTCTAATTTAAACTTATTAATTTCTAATTTTTCAGTAATTCCATTAATCTTTGATAAACGATTAAACGTTTGTTCTAATAGTTGTTGTTTAGAATCAACATATTGAGCTTGGAAAACTTGCAAAGATTCAATAAGGTCGTTTTTATTACCTAATTCGCCACTAACTCTAACACCAAAAAGATTTGGATTAGTAGCCCTGTGACCAACAAATATTCCTTCAGTTACATTTTTATTTAATTCAATAAATCTTTCATCAGAATTGTTTAAGTCAATTGGTGTAATAACTGGTGCTGTATCTTTAGAATCAGAGAAAGTGAATATAACTTTACCACCTCTACTTGCACCTTCATATTCGTCACGTAATCTACGTATTACAGAATCCATTTCTTCTTCTGAAGGTACTGCATTAGCAAAATTTATAACCATAGATGGATGAAAACCTTGTCTAATAGATGAAAGGTGAAACATTGCAATTTCCCATTCAAGTTCTATCCAATTTGCAGCTGATATATATTCTGGAATTCCGTACCATTCACAACCTGGTCTATATTCTTTAACATAAAGTATTTGTGAAGCTTTACTTCTATCTTTAATTGAAAAACCTGGATATAAAACAGGTGTATTTTTTCTAATAGAAGACCAATCATCACTTACCCAATAGTGGTCACATTCAAATTCTTCACGATAAGTAGCAATTCTTACCTTTCTAGGGTCCATATAGTTGATTTGAGCAATTGACTTTCTATCTTTAGACCAAACAATGTTTAAACAAAAAGAACCGTATATTTCAAGGTCATAAGACACTCTAGCAAGTATTTCATCAAGGTCGTATTTGTTATATGGATTTTTCAAAAATTGTAATGTTGTTAATGAAAGTCCATCTTTATTAAAACCATTACCACCAATCATTGCAGCTTTAGTTTTTAAAATGGCATTATGTTTTGAAGACTTATTCATTAATTGTAAAAGTCTATCAGGAAATAGATTATCAAGACCCCAAGTAATCCAAGAGTCTTTAATCTTTCTTTCTTCGAAAAAAGGTGTATAATACTCAGAGCTCATATTCATAACCTTGATTTTAATCTTATCGTTTTTCTCCATTTTAATTTTTAATTTTTATAAACCACCCATAAAAGTTGTAATCGTATTTAAGTTCGAGGCTGTAAATACACTTTGAGTTGAAAAAACTGCTTCAACATTTAATATTCCATTTTCTACCAAACCTACTGCATTTGTTAAATCTAAATCATAAGGATTAGACATTTCATAAACATAATACTGATATTGTCCACTAGGTATATCGATTACACCAGCAGTTAAACCTTCAGGTGTTGCAATAGATATAGTAAAATAGTTAAAATAATAAGGCATTGGTGAAAAATCATTTTGATAAAAGATTTTCTGAGCCAAAGTATCTTTATTAACTAATTTCCAAGTAAAATATGGATTAGTAATATTTGAACAGTTTTCATACAAGGTAACAACTACTCGTGAATCACCTGTATTATTTAGGTATAACATTCTATATAATTTCTTTTATAAGTGAATATATAAAATTCGTAAAGTTTTTCTAAATAAAAATAAAAAAACCTGACTATTACATCAGGTTTTTTAAACAAAAAATATATATGAAAATATGCACTAATTATTAAACAATTAGTGATAAAGCCACAGTAGAATCCATGAGATAAGCTGGTTCAGGTTCCTTACCAGTGAACGTAAGGACTGCTCCATTCAAATCGCCATACAATTTACCTAACTGTGGTGTTGCAGAACTAACTCTAACAGGATTCTGATAACCCATCAACCAATAGTTACCTCTCTGGTCTAATACAATAATTCTCCAAGCACCTTGTGAAAGTGTTGAAATTCTATTTCTATTAGTAGCATCCATCTTCTGAAGTGTTATTTCTAACACTTGCTCAAAGAAAGTTGTACCATTTTCAGTTGAGAACTGTCCATTCTGATTGAAAGAACCAGTTTCAATTTCCTGTTCAAATTTATAATAGTCTATGCTTGCTCCTGACACACTAGTTATAATGTTAGTCGAGGCTGAAAGACCAAAAGTCTGGTCTGTATCGTAGCAAC